GTCATGGTAGATGAAGTACACATGGCCAAGGCTGAAGTATTAAAAAATCTTCTAACACGCAACCTTGCCAATGCTCCTATTCGATGGGGACTAACTGGTACTATACCTAAAGCAGACCACGAATTTCAAAGCATCAAAGCCAGCCTAGGTGAAGTTACAAATCATGTTTTTGCTCACGAACTTCAAGAAGCAGGAGTGCTAAGTAACTGTCATGTAAATATTATCCAGACTGCTGAATGGAAAGAATTTAAATCCTACGCAGAAGAACTAAAGTATTTGGTCACCGATAATGCTAGATTAGATTATATGTGTGACTTGATTAAAAACATAGCAGAAAAAGGTAACACACTTGTTCTAGTTGGACGAATCGAGTCTGGCAAAGCAATGATTGAGAAAATTCCTGATAGCGTTTTTATTAGTGGCGAAGTAAAAACAAAAGATAGAAAAGAGGAATACGATGAGGTTAAAACGGTTAATAACAAGATCATTGTGGCGACTTATGGTGTGGCCGCTGTGGGTATTAATATCCCTCGTATTTTTAATCTGGTTCTGGTGGAGCCCGGAAAGAGCTTTGTTCGCGTTATACAATCAATTGGCCGAGGTATTCGAAAAGCCGACGACAAAGACTTCGTTCAAATCTGGGATATCACCGCAGCAAGCAAATACGCCAAACGACACCTAACAGAACGCAAACGCTTCTACAAAGAAGCCAAATACCCCTTCACGATTCAAAAAACAAAATATTAAAATGCAAATCCTAACTCTTGACAATGAGGTATTTTATCTCAATAACCTACCAGACGAAATCGACGAAGATTTACGATTCGCAGTATTAGATAACAGTGATAGCAGTAATCCTGATCACTTGTTTATCCCTTTAATCTTTTTAGAAAGTTTTACTGGTCCTGCTGTAGTACTTAAAATCGGCGAACACGAACTTACTATGCCATTAGATTGGTGTACTATTGTGGGAGATCCAGAAGGTCCGGAAATGGAAGTGCTACCACTGACTAGTTTAAACGATAGAGGATTTAAAACATTCTGTTTTAATCCACGTAGTAGTTTCCGTCCAGAGTTTTTAGAAATCGATATCATCGATGTTTATCAAGATGTTAAATGGTATTTTCCCAAGATGCGTCCCGGACAGCTACTCTGCACACCATTAGAGCCGGGCCCCAAACCACGATGCGCTTACTTTGTTAAAGAAGTCAGTCGTCAAAGTGAACTAGTCGATTACACCAAATGCTGGTGATATATGGGATCGTTAACTCCTAATGCTCGTTATGTATATGAAAGTCCAGACGGTGGAGAAACTGTCTACGCTCGAGAGGTTGGTCAAGATCCACGCGAACGTAAACTTGTGGGACAAAGTATTAAAGCAAAAAATACAATAGATCAGATCCGTGAAGATAAACTTTGGGGTGAAATTCGTCGGGCCGCTGGGACAAATCCTGCTATACAAAAAGCCATGGAACAGTGTATAATATTATACAAACTCAGCAAAGAATACGAAGACCGTTACGGCGGTAAAATTGACTTACGAGACGAATAAAATGGCAACAGCAAAACTTGATATCAAACGTGAACTAAATGCAGTAGATCAAAAGAACTACGACTTTTACGATAACCTAACTGACGAAGAAAAGAAAGCGTTTAGTCCCTTTATTCTAATGCGTTATACCAGTAACGTACAAGGTGATAGAGATATTCAAGAGTGGTTTGTTGAAATGACCAACGAATGTGTCAATAAAAACTTCAATGATTTAAGTAAAGGTCATAAGGCATTATTGTGGAAGTTGTTTGCCGCCACGGGTGCTGGTATAAACTGTTATCATCCATATCTTGCCGCAGGTAAAAAAGAAAAAGCCAATAAGATTGAAAAACTTTTAGCAGAACTAAAACCTGCTATGAAGATGAGTGATATCAAACTATGGGCCAGTATGATGACCAAAGCAGACAAAGAAGAGCTGTTTGATAAAATGGGTTTTGATAAGAAACAACGGAAAGAATACGAATGATTGCTTTGGTGCCACAACCATTTAAATGTGTTCACTGTAATAAAAAGTTTGTACAAGAAAAAACACTTGTAGCACATATGTGCGAACGCAAACGTCGAGTATTGCAAAAAAATGAAAAACGAGTACAGGCCGGATATATGGCCTTTAACCGTTTTTGGACCCTAGCACAAGGTGGAAAGACCAAGACCTATGAAGATTTCTGCGACACCAGTTATTACAACGCTTTTGTTAAGTTTGGCAGCTTCCTCAATAATACTAATGCTCTATACCCTGATAAGTTTGTGGACTACGTAATCCGTAGTGGAACTAAACTTGACAAGTGGTGCAGTGATAATCTATATTATTCTTATCTTTATGATGTATTAAAAACTGAACCAGTAGAGTCCGCAGTACAAAGAACCATACAAACTATGATGGAATGGGGAGATGAGCATAATGCAGAGTTTGCACATTATTTTCGTTACGTTAGTTTGAATAGAGCAGTACATGATATTGTAAACGGTAAGATTAGTTGTTGGGTAATACTGAACTCTACAGATGGTAAAGAAATGATTCGTAAAATGACCGATGAGCAACTAAACATTATTGCTCCAGCATTTGATGTCCCATATTGGTTAAAAAGATTTAAAGAACTACCAGCAGATACAGCACTGGTAAAAGAAATATGTAATGAGGTAGGAATAGAATGACACAGCTATCAGGATTTGTAACTAAAGGTTGGGGACGAGAAAATATTTGGGCCACCAACGACAAGTATTGCGGTAAACTATTAGAGTTTAATCAAGGTGCTAGATTTAGTATGCACTTTCATGCTAAGAAAGATGAGACTTGGTATGTTCTAAGCGGTAAGTTTAAAGTTATCTGCATCGATACAAAGAATGCTAGTCAATACGAAAATGAATTAAACGTAGGCGATGTTTGGCGTAATGAACCGTTGTTACCCCACCAAGTTATTTGCCTAGAAGCTGGCACTATTATTGAAGTTAGTACACCGGACAGCGTTGAAGATAACTATCGTGTAATGAAAGGCGATAGTCAACGATGAGAATTTTAATAACCGGGGCTAGGGGCTTTATTGGTCAAAATATGGTCAAAGCTCTTAAAGACGAACATGAAGTAACAACATTTGATTGGGGAGAAACTATCCCTTCGATACGCGATCATGACTGGGTAATACATCTCGGTGCTCATAGTGTTACTACCGATCAGAATGTTGAACACATGATGGGACAAAACTATGACTTTAGTCGATGGATTGCTGCCGAATGCCAAAACTATGGTGTTAATCTGCAATATGCAAGTTCTTCCAGCGTCTATGGATTAAGAAATAATTTTGCCGAAGATGCTCCAGTTAATCCCTTAAATCCTTACGCATGGAGTAAAGTCATGTTTGACAGATATGTGATTGGCTTAAAGTATAAGTGGAAGATCGTTATTCAAGGTTTTAGATATTTCAATGTCTACGGCCCCCATGAAGATCACAAAGGCGAACAAGCCAGTCCTTATCACAAGTTTACAGAACAAGCAAAAAGATCTGGAGTAATTCAGTTATTCGAAGGGTCTGAAAATTTTAAAAGAGATTTTGTTCCTGTTAATACAGTAACAGATGTACATAAGTTATTCTTTAATGTCAAAGAATCTGGTATTTGGAATGTGGGCACTGGAGTAGCAAAATCATTTCAGGAAGTTGCTGAAGAAATTGCCAAAGAATACAATGCTAGAATAGAATATATTCCTATTCCTGATAATATTAAAAATCAGTATCAAACATATACTTGTGCTGACCTAACAAAAATTAAAAAGTATTATAACCCATGACAGTACTATTAATCGGTGATAGTTGTATTGATGAATACAAGATAGGAACAATCGATAGGTTAAGTCCTGAAGCACCAGTTCCTATTATTAAACTTATTGAAACACAAACTGTGCCTGGCATGGCCAGTAATGTTAATCTCAATTTAAAAAACTTAAACATTGATACTTACTTTGTTCATAATACCGAAGACATTATTAAAACTCGGTATATTGATCAAAGATCGGGACAACATATGATCCGTGTAGATGTAGAATCTAAAATCACTCCGTGGAGTGGTAAGTTATCGGAACCTATTGAAAGTTTTGATGCCATTGTAATTTCAGATTATAATAAAGGGTTTTTAACATACGAAGCTATTGAGCAGATTATCAAAGAAGCAAAATGTCCTGTTTTTATTGATACCAAGAAAACTCAGTTAGCAGATATTAGTGCCGATCATGTTTATTTTAAAATTAATGAACTAGAATATAAAAGTGCTCGTAGCCTCCCTAGTAACTTAATTGTTACACTAGGAAATAAAGGTGCTATGCTTAAACTTCCACAAACTGAAACACTGTTTGGTATTAATCCTATTGAAGTTACAGACGTATGCGGTTGTGGCGATACATTCCTTGCTGCACTAGTTGCTCAATATCTCTCGACAAAAGACATAGAAAAAGCTATTATATTTGCTAATGTGGCTGCAGGCATAACTGTACAACACCGTGGAAACTACGCACCTTCATATGACGAAATTAGAACTGCCGGATATTGATGTCGACCTCCTGAACAGACAGCAGATCCTTGATGTAATCAAACATGTCCCTGCTGCGCTTGGAGATGGAAAGAAGCACAATACCGGCGTCTATTGCCAACCTATTCCTGTTAACCCTCTAACAGGATGTGCTAGCATTAACTACAAAACTGCTGAAGCTCGCGGCTACTTTAAGATTGATTTCTTAAATGTCAGTGCCTATGCAGGTGTTAAAAATGAAGAACATTTGATTCGCTTATTGAACACAGAACCGCTGTGGGATCTACTAGGTGAAAAAGATATGTGTGATCAACTGTTTCACATCAATGGCTATCACGAACTAGTAGCTCGATTGAAACCTAAATCAGTTGTTGAGCTTGCTATGTTCTTGGCCCTGCTCAGACCCGGTAAAAAACATTTGATCCCAGTATGCGAGAAAGAAGGATTCGAGGCGATCAAAGATGAAATATGGGTTAAACCGATTGACGGAAGTTACGTATTCAAACATGCACATGCTATTAGTTATGCCGCAGTAGTTATAGTGCAGTTAAATTTAATATGTGAAAAAATTCTAGTAAAGGATCAAAAAGTTCTATAACTGTAGAAGAACTTATGAAAAATATTAACGACTACTCTTAGGCACACGAACCAGTTGAATCGATTTGCGTTTGATACGTTTTTCTGCTATCTCGCTTAAATTGACACTGGGTCCAAATAATAGTTCAACATCTTTGCTATTAAATGTTTTGATAGCATATCTGTAGGTCTGCATCTCTCTTTTTAGGAAAATGTTAATAGGAATTTTCCTGTTACTTTCCCACCACCATATTTCACCTAGTTCTAAAAACTTTATTTTGTCTTCGTCGGATTTTATAACACTAATGTCATAGATACTGGTAAC